GTGGACTGTCGCCGAGCGTGAAGCCCGCGATGTAAACCGCAGGCCGTCAGTTCAGGAGCGTCGAATGATAAACTACAGAGATATATTCGACGCTGAGGCTGATTATGGCTGACGAGCCTGAAGATACATACGAGATGAATGACCCGATTGCCACGGTCATCCTCCAGACAGACGGCAAGAGCTACGAGCTTATCCTTGCCGGGGGCGGTGGAGTAATACGCAAGCACGAGCTTTTCGGCCCGTTCAAAAGCAACCGCAAAAAGGCCCGGTCGACCATGCGTCTGCTATGGCACATCGCCTACCAGACGATTCAGGATGAACTGCTGGGAGACATCGCCGATGATTAGCAGCTACCCGTTGAACATCGCCAGCCAGAAGTTGAACCTTCACGACAAGGTTGCCGCCTACATCGAGCAGGTGAGGCGGCAGGTCAGCGACGGCCTGACGATTGCCGAGCTTGCTGAGTTGATCGTCGCCGCTATGCGGCTGGCGATTGCCGCCGTTGATGAGTTGGAACTGGCAGGCGACCAGAAGCAGCAGATCGTGGCTGACCTGGCCGCAACGTTGTTCGATGAGTTTGGTGATCTTGTCGTCCCGGTCGTGATGCGGCCAGCGTGGTGGCTCATCAAGCCTACCCTTCGCTCACTGATCCGCACGGCTGCTGCCGGTGCGGTTGATGCCCTTCTGCCCCTCGTGAGGAAAGCTGACGAATGATGACCTGGTTGCTTGCGGTCGCTGCCGCTGCTGTTGCACTCTGGCCGACCAATAAAAAGGCGGGACTGCTGCCGAGCCTTGAGGGGCTCGACACGCGGCCAAAGCCTGCCAGCTACCTCGACGCGGTTGCATCGCTGCAAACGGTGCGGACTCGGCTGATGCACACCAACCACCTCGACGAGGATCAGGCTGCCGCCTGCGATGTTCTGACGCTCGCCCTCTCAGCCGGGAGTGACCAGGAATGAGGCTGCGTATGGTCGTGCTTCTTTCGATCCTCGCGGCGTGGCTGTTGCTATCCGGCGACCGCCAGCCGACGCCAGCACCGACGCCACCACCGGGCGAGCTCGACCTTGCCGGTGCGTTCATCGGTGAGACTGCCGCCGACGATGCCGCCATCGTCGCGGCCCTCGCCGGTGAGCTGGCCGACTGCATCGAGTTCGACCAGATGCAGGCCGAGCCGGTGCTGACGACCGGGCTGGCCCTCGACCACCTGCGGACACAGGCCCGGCTGTTCCGGTGCGACGGTCGAAGCCTCGGGCAGGTTCACCCAGAGCTTGCCAAGCGAGTGGGAGAATACCTCGACCGAAAACTCGGCAACGCTGGCGGGCCTGTCGCGCCTGAGCAGCTCGCCAAGTGGATTGCCGCCTACCGCGAGATCGAAAGGGCCGCCGCTCGTGTCATCCGGTAGACCTGGTTGGCGAATCGGACTCGCCACCGTTCTCATCACGCTGTACGGCCTCGCCCTCTGGAGCGGCCACGAAAAAAAAGGGGGGGGGTGGGGTGCCGCGTCCGACCAGTTTGGGTACCAACCCGACCCGGTTGGAGCGGCTGAGTTCTTGGAATCGCTCGACGTGCGATTCTTTGCCGATGCCGCACCTGATGCGATGGCGAAGGCTGAGGAGGTCGACACGTTTCTCTATCGGGCGATGGATGCCGCGAGCCGAGAGCGTTACGGTAAGCCGTTTGTGCCGGGCCGACAGTTGAATGGCAGTTGCGTTGCTTGGGGAGCGATGCACGCCGTCTTTTGTGCAGAGGCCATTGAGTGGCAGTTAGGCAACCGGGACGAACCACCGATCATGCCCGCGACTTGCAGCATCTACGGAGGATCGAGAGTCGAGGCGAAGATGAAGCAGGACTTCGATGGCTCGCGACCAGCGGGCGGTTGGTCTGATGGATCAACTGGATACCGAGCCGCACGATGGCTAAGAGACTGGGGCGTCATCTACCGGCAGCAATACACGCACAACGGCCAGACGCTCGACCTGACTCAATACAACAAAGACCGTGAGCGTCGGTGGGGCGCATTTGGAAATGGGGCCGACGACAAAGCGTTTGCATTGTGGCTCGACCGCAAGGCCGCAGAGACGCCGTGCAAGCACGTCGTAAACGTCAGGACGTGGGAAGAGTTGGTCGCAGCGATAACCTCGGGCTACCCCGTGACCATCGCAAGCAGTCAGGGCTTCACTAAGACCCGCGACGAGGACGGCTTCTGTGAGGCGAGCGGCACCTGGATGCACCAGATGATGCTGGCAGGGTTGCGGTTCAAAAAAAATGGTGGGGGTAGGGTGCCCCGCGACGGTGCCCTGATCGTCAACTCATGGGGCAACTATGTCAACGGTGGAAAGTGGCCCGACGATCAACCCGACGGCACGTTCTGGGCAGAGCGTGACGTTGTGGAGCGAATACTGGCTCAGGGCGATTCATGGGCAATCGCCGAGGTGGAATTTAAGTGGCGAGACATCAGTCACGATAACTGGCTTGGACTTGAACGATGAGAAAGCTTGAACGACTCAAAGTCTTTGGCGTGGTCGCCCTCTTGGCGTTTGCACTTGGCTCGCTCGTGGCGAACGAGACAGGCACGAGAGCAGAGCGGCCCTTCCTGCGTTTCCTGTCGACCGCTGCACGCTGGGGCTTGCGGGCGATGGTATTTCTTGAGCCAGCACCACCAGAGATCGAGCCGCAATACCAGACCTGCGTCGGGCAGGATGGCTTCGAGATGCTCGACCACTCGCGGAGCCTGTAGATGCGTTGGCTGGCAGCACTGCTGACATGGTTCGCGGCGGACCCGCAGGCCATCGACACCGAACGACCGAGGGCGGCTGCTTGTGTGCAGGCCGCTCATGCAAGCCTTCACCGAGAGATCAGGGAGGACGACGACGATGCCACTAAGAATCAGGACACTGAGGCCGCCGTGGGCGGAGCAGGTGAAAGCGGGACAGCCGAAGAGGGACGACTCAGCGAGGCCGACAGCGGCAGAGCGAGGATACGTCTCGAAGAGTCACAAGGCTTGGCGACAGGCTGTGCTAACGGCAGATGCGTGGACGTGTCGAGAGTGCGGACGAGTCGCAAGCGGTAAGGGCGAGGCACACGCTGACCATATCTCGGCAGTCGTGCCAGGCACAGAGTTCTGTGAGAACGGAGCCAGCCGGTACGACGTGCGAAATGGTCAGTGCCTCTGCCGAAGCTGCCACGGTCGCAAGACCAGACGCGAGGCCACACCGCCAGACCCCCGCTGAGGGAGGGGGGGCCGGGATCACTGGGAGGGTCGCTGAGATATACCCTTAGCGTTATCCCCTTGAGAGTTTCTGCATGTAATCTAAGCGGGGGGTTCAATGGGTAAGCGAGGGCCAAAGCCACAGCCAACTGTTCTCAAGCTGGCTCGCGGCAATCCGGGCTGCCGCAAGCTAAACGACGCAGAACCAAAGCCGAAGGCTGAGAAGATCGAGCCGCCGAAGTATCTAACCGGAGAATCGCTCAAGTGCTGGAAAGCAATCACGCCCGGCCTGATCGCTACTGGTGTGATGACCGAGGCTGACGTGCCGACGCTTGCACGCTACTGCACAATGTTCGAGCAGTGGCTCCGCTACCTGGCGGAGGTGCGTGCCGGGAATGACATTCTCGTCATACTCAACGATGATGGAAGCGTGAAGTACCAGCAGAGTTCACCAGCCGCCACGATGCAACAGAAGCTTGCCACCTCCATGCTCAGGATTGAGCAGGAGTTTGGCCTGACCCCTTCCGCAAGGACTGGAATCGTTGCCCAGAAGAACGACGAAGAAGAAGACCCGCTCGCCCGGTTCATCAGCTAAACTGCCGCCGATCAACAAGCAGGCAGCGGCCAAGGTCTGTGATTTCTTTCCGGTTGTGCTGCGTCACAGCAAAGGAGCAATCGCAGGCCAGCCGTTTGAGCTGTTGCCATGGCAGAAAACCGTTCTGTCGGAGTTGTTCGGTCGCCTCAATCCAGACGGCACGCGAACGCGTCGGGTTGGCTATATCGAGGTGCCGAAGAAGAACGGCAAGAGTACGCTGCTGGCTGGTATCGCGTTGTATTTGCTGGTCGCCGACGCCGAGCCTGGTGCTGAGATATACGGGGCCGCTGCCGACCGGGTTTTCGCCCTCGGCTGAGAGGCCGGGGGCGAAAACCTGACACCGAGAACAAGCAAGCATCATCTACCGCGAGGCCGCCGCCATGGTCAGGGCTTCGCCGAGCCTGTCGAAGCACTGCGAGGTGATCGACTCGCGGAAAACGATCCTCGTGAAGGCGACCAATAGTTTTTATCGCGTGCTATCGGCTGACGCTTTCCGGGCTGAGGGTTTGAACATTCACGGCCTGCTGTTTGACGAGCTGCACGCCCAGCGTGACCGCCGCCTCTGGGATGCCCTCCGCTACGGCGGAGCATCTCGCAGGCAACCCCTGATCTTGTCGATCACCACCGCTGGCTATGATCGGCGGTCGATATGCTGGGAGCAGCACCAGTACGCCGAGCGGGTGATGGCTGATCCGCTGCTCGATCCGACGTTTTACGGCTGCATCTTTGCTGCTGACGAGGGCGACGACCCACAGAACCCGAAAACGTGGAAGAAGGCCAACCCATCACTGAGCGAAACGATCACAGAGGACTCATTCGCGGCAGATGCCCGCGAAGCGGTCAACAGCCCGCAAAAGCTCAACAGTTTCCTGCGTTACCGGCTAAATGTCTGGGTCGCACAAGAGACGCGGTTCTTCAAGCCCTCCGCCTGGGCGAAATGTAACACCGAGCCCGCTGATTTGACCGGCCGAGCCTGCTATATCGGGCTAGATTTGGCGTCGACGACCGACCTGACAGCCGCCGTGGTGGTCAGTGAGGACGAGAACGGCGTGCTGGACGTTGTGCCGTTCTTCTGGTGCCCGTCCGAAAGCATCGAGCAGCGGAGCCTTCGGGATAAGGTTGACTACATTCAATGGGCAAAAGACGGGCTTATTCGCGTCACAGATGGCAACGCGACCGACTATGAAACGGTGAAGAACGACATTTTAGAGCTTTGCGACCGTTACAAGGTCAAACAGATCGGCGTCGACCCTTGGAATGCCACTATGTTGTCGCAAGCGTTGGCTGCCGCCGGTTGCGACATTGTGAACGTCCGCCAAGGGTATGGATCGCTCTCGGCACCGACCAAGAGGCTAGAGGCACTGGTGCTAGATGGTAAACTAAGACACGGAGGGCATCGCATCCTCGACTGGTGTGCTAGTAATACCGCAGTTCAAGCCGATCATACCGGAAATATAAAGCCCTCAAAGGCTAAATCGACCGAGCGAATCGACGGCATCGCCGCTCTTGTGACAGCTATGGCAGTTCAGGCCGCCGCTGAGACACCACCACCCGAGCAAGATTGGAACATAATCAGCCTATGAGTACGGTCGACGTTATTAAAAACAGAGACGAGCACCGCATCCGCGAGCTCCGCTCGTTTGACTTTGCCGCTCTGGCTCGCTCTGGTGGCATGAAACGGGAGACGCCAGAGACGGCACCCGAGGTGCCAGCGGTCATCGCGTGCATCCGAGTCATCGCCGAGAGCGTCGGCAGCCTTCCGCTGCATATCTACCGCATGGATGCAAACGGTGCGAAGGTGCTGGCTACCGACTCGCCGCTCTATCGGCTTATGCGGTACGCCCCGAACGACGAGCAGACGAGCCTAGAGCTGCGGGAGCAATTATGCATGCTCTATTTGTTATACGGGGACGCCTACTGCGAGCTCCAGCGGGATGATCGCGGCACAATCACTGCCATGATGCCGCTGCACCCGTCCAGAATGACGACTGAGCGGCTGACCGATGGCTCGCTTCGGTACATCTACCGCGAGCCGAGCGGGCGGCAGACCATCTACAACCAGCGGCAGTTGTGGCATTTGAGGATGCCAACGCTCGACGGCGTTCATGGAATCAGCCTGCCGAGCCTGGTGAAGGACGCAATCGCCCAGGCTCGTGCCCTTGAAGCCTACGGATTGCAATACTTTGCCAATGGTGCCCGCCCGGGAGTCTGCTTGACCAGTGACAACCCGATCCCAGCCGAGGCGGCAGAGCGGATGCGTGAGCAGTGGGAGCGGATGCACCGAGGGGCCGACCGTGCTCATCGGACTGCCGTGCTGCCGAACGGGCTCAAGGTTCACGAATTGAGCGGCAGTAACGAGTCCAGCCAGTTTGTCGACGCTCGCAAGATGGCTGTGGTGGAGATTTGCCGAGCGTT